GTCTTACTGTCAAGGGTTCAGCTTTGAGCCTACGTCCCTCTTTAGTGATACTCTCTTTGACTTGTAGAGCCGCGGACCAAAAAGTATTCTTCTCAAGCTAGTGGGGATGGCCCAACCTGTTACGGTGGCTGCCGTTATCCGCAATCGCAGATAGCCCTCCGCGGGCAAACGACAATCTCTTGCGGACCAGAGACCCAGCTATGCTTTCGATAGTTTTTCCTTCTTGTCCATCACTGACAGCAGCTCAACGGAGCCGACTTCTACCTCTCCCGCGAGGAACTCCTCATACGTAGGCAACTTACCTCTCATCGGAATGAGAAGTGGAAACCCACGTTTAATTCGCCTCACGGGCTGCATATACACTTTGGCGCCACCCACACATCTACTGAGACAAACCTGCTCAGTCCCGTACAAGTACGGCCTGAAGTCAGGAGCGTCAGTCTTAGTGGCCGATATGGCTAAGTGAAAACGCATTGCAGCGCGTGAGCTTGAGTAAACCTCATAGCCTGTCCTCCATTTCCAAGCGGCTAACTCAGCCAAGTTTTCTTTCTTTTCGTCATCGTCAAGCAGATCAGGATCAACGTACTCGCAAGCGAGTTCCAACCCATTGTCTATCTTTAAACTCGGAACAGTCCGAAGACTCGGTCCTAACCGCAAACCAAATTTCTTTGTAGCTCTGTAAGCAAGAGGGCCTCTAAAGCCCAAGTCATGCGTAGTCAGACCCAAGGGTCTAATCTTTCCTATGTTCCAGCTGAACCAGGCCATCGCAGCTCGAAAGCGCAATGTCCCCTTTAGTCCGGCAATAAAATCATCAAAACCTTTTGAGAGGGTGTCCAAAGACTCCGACTCCCGCAGCATTCCCATTCGGACAGTCGCAACAACACGATAGAAGGCACCGAAGCGCCGACAAAGTGTCGAATTAAGCGAACCGAAATCAGGGGAAACGGAAGTCTTTGTCTTCTCCACCTCCAATGAGAGACTTGAAACTGTATCCATCCAATGCGCACTGAAGTGCGGACTGGATCTAAACAGAATATCGTCTCCGTTAATCAGACATGGAAACTCCTCCGCGTCCACCCCGATCTTATGTCCGGCATACAGGAAAGCGATCCTGTTCTGCAGACAAAGAAGGGGAAAAGATAAGAAGGAACCCATCATCTGACCTCTCGAAGGAATAAAAGACTCAATACCGTGTTCAAGGTTGAACAACTGGGGACGAAGAATGTTCATGGCGTATGCTTTCATTGAGCCCGGCACAGAGACCGTGGCCCTTAGCAATTCGTCTAAAATAGCTTCCGCAACCTCGATACTGAGATTGTCGGTGGCACTCTTATAATCCCCAGAAGTCAATGTTTCACCTTTCACAAAAGAAAAACCAGCTCGTTGAAGAATGTCTGTCGAAAAGTCACCTCGGCACAGCCATCTCTGCTGCGATAATCTATCGTAGATCGCCTTATGAAGCGGTCTCAGATGTATCGCATCCGCAGAGAACTTGCTGAGAGGGCGAGGTTTGCCGGCACTTTGAACAACAGTAAGCCCTGATTGGACGCTAAGAGGGCGTTTTGCGCCCTCCAAACACGTCTCAAGAAAATCTTGCTGTCTAAATCGTCCGGCCCAATTCTTAGGATCTGGGCTGGAAACAAAACCGTGCAAACCGCCGCCTCCGCGACGATTTTCCAAACACGCTGACAAAGAAGGATCAGTGTACAGTACGCACTTCTCGTAAGAACCGGCGTCCCACCCGTGAGGGAACAGGCGTCGAACGATCTTACGCGCAAAGGCGATGTAACCGCGAGGAAGGGAGGGAGGTGGAGACTGGAAATGGTTGGCGACAGAAAGCATGAGGGGAGCTTCCATACACCGGCAACTAGCCGGCTGTAGCTTCTTGATTGAATTCCACGCAAATTCTGCTTCATTGTTGTCAGACGGACAACTCTGCAGATAGCGCTTCGTCTCCCTAGAAAGTTCGACACAGTTATCCGATTTTGGCTCGAATTTCGGTGCCTCACAAACGTAGAGGTATTTCCAAGTAGCTACCGCTTTCCAAATTGTCTCACAGAGACGGGAACGGTAAGCTCGACAA